CATCAGCTAATGCATTTACATCCAATTCAGTTGGATCTTACTTAGCTATCTTTAGTGGTGTAGATGAATTCGATGTAGCTAGAATTAATGGATATACAAATGCTACTACAGTAACAGTAGCATCAAACATATCATTCACAAATGCTGCTGCTGATTTTGGTGTTTATACTCCTCGTAAAGTAGACATCTCACTTCAGGATGAGTACAGATTATCTACTAATTGGACATCAGAAGATACAATTACAAGAAGCTGGGAATATTTCGAATTGTTTGATGACGCTCCTGGAACTTCTGCCTTTGTTACAAACTTTGGAAATACAGCAGCTTTAGATGAACTCCATGCTACAGTAATTGATGAAGATGGTAAATTTACTGGCGTTCCTGGAACAGTCCTTGAAAAGTTTACTTCTATGTCAAGAGCATCAGATTCCAAAACAATTGATGGCGCTTCAAACTACTATAAGAATGTTATCAATGAACAGTCTGCTTATGTTTGGTGGGCTAATGATCGCTCAAACGCTGTATCTAATACAGCCGTAAACGTTACTAGTTCAACAAATTATGTTCCATACACTGCAAGTTTCAATTATGGCCAAAATGGTGCTGATGAATCTACTGTATCTATTGGAACGCTTGCAACTGGTTATGATAAGTTTGCTTCAGTTGAAGAAGTAGAAATTGGTCTAGTTATGCAGGGTAAGGCAAGAGGTGGATCACATGGTGGCCAGCTTGCTAATTATCTAATTGATAATATCGCAGAGCATAGAATTGACTGTGTAGTGTTTGCATCACCAGACAAATCTGATGTTGTAAATAACGTTGGCTTTGAAGCAACCGATGTTGTGGCAATGAGAAACACAATGAGAAGCTCATCTTATGGATTCTTAGATTCTGGTTACAAATATATGTACGATAGATACAATGATGTATATCGTTGGATTCCTCTAAACGGTGATACTGCTGGTCTTACTGCAAGAACTGAAATTACTAATGACGCATGGTGGTCACCAGCTGGTTATAATAGAGGTAATATCAGAAATATCGTAAAACTTGCTTATAATCCTCGTAAATCAGATAGAGATATTCTTTATAAGAAGGGTATCAATCCAGTTGTTACATTCCCTGGCGAAGGAACAATTCTTTATGGAGATAAAACTCTATTAGCTAAGCCAAGTGCATTTGATAGAATTAATGTTCGTCGTCTGTTTATTGTGATTGAAAAAGCAATTTCTAGATCTTCTAAATATACTCTATTTGAATTCAACGATTCATTCACAAGAGCTCAATTTAGAAACCTAGTAACTCCATATCTGAGAGATGTTCAGGGTCGACGTGGTATCACAGACTTCCTTGTAGTATGTGACGATACTAACAATACTGCAGAAGTTATTGATAGAAATGAATTTGTAGCTGATATTTACATTAAGCCAGCAAGAAGCATTAACTTCATCCAACTTAACTTTGTAGCTGTACGCACAGGTATAGCGTTCAGTGAAGTGGTTGGGCAATTTTGATATACCACTTTCGAAAACTTCATATAAATAATCCTAGAGGACTAATTTAACTTTAGGATTATTTAATATGGAAAAATATGGATTTGTATATATTTGGTACGATAGAAAGCACAAAAGATATTATATAGGTTGTAGATGGGGTAATATAAGCGACGGATATATTTGTTCATCTAATTGGATGAGAAATTCTTATAATAGAAGAAAAAAAGATTTCAAAAGAAGAATATTACAAACTAATATTAAAGATCGTAAAAGTGTACTTGTTGAAGAATATAAATGGCTTTCATTAATAAAAAAAGAAGAATTAGGAAAACGCTATTATAATTTACAAAACAATCAATTTGGGCATTGGTCTACAGCAAAAGATAAATTATTAACTGTTGGTGAAAAAATATCTGCTTCTCCATATCGAGCAGAAAGAATACGGGCCAAATTAATTGGAAGAAAAGTAAATGAAGAACAAAAAGAAAAAATTAGAAAAACTTTAATTGGCCGAAAACTTACTGAAGAACACAAACAGAATATAAGAGAAAACCACAATAGAAACTATGATGATCCAGTATTCAAAGAAAATATGTCAAAAGCTGCTAAAAATAGATCTAAACAACACAGAAAAACTCTTTCAAAGAGCTTAAGTCTTTCTAGAACCGGAACTAAATTAATGAAAAATGAAAACGGAATTAAGAAATTCGTTAAACCAAATACAACTGAAGCCAAAACTCTTCTTAATAATGGTTTTGTTTTAGTAAGATAAATAAAATAAAAAAGGAGTACTTTTAAATGGCTTTTAATATTGACGCTTTTAGAGCAAAAGGTCTCGTCCACGGTGGCGCTAGACCTACGCTCTTTGAGATTAGAATGAATTTGCCAGCCCTAGCAGAAGCAAGTGATGAAGTAGAAAAGGTTAGATTCCTAGCACAGTCTGCTACACTACCTGAATCTGCTATATCACAAATTCCAGTAGCTTATTTTGGACGATTTATTAACGTTCATGGAGATAGAACTTTTGATCCTTGGACCATTAGTGTTATCAACGATGAAGACTTTAAAGTTAAGTCTTCAGTAGAAGCTTGGATGAATGGCATGAATTCTCATATCTCAAACAGACGTAATGAGCAGTTTGATTATGAAAATTATAAATCAAATGCTACTGTATATCAGCTTGCAAGATCTGGTAATGGAGCAAATGATATCGACACTGCAATCAAAGCATATACCTTCAGTGGAATGTTTCCGATTAGATTAGATCCTATTGCTCTTGATTGGAATGCTCAGAATCAAATTGAAACTTTCAATGTAACGTTTGCATACGATTATTGGGTTCCTGGAGATGATGAAAATGGTGAAAATGTTGGTAAGTATAACGGAAAAGATGGAACAGCTATTAGTTGGAATCCTACATTAAATACCGATAGTATTTAATCAATATTTTTTTAATTAGAAAAGTGAGATAATATGAAATTTTTAGGCTTTGAAATAAAAAGAGCGTCTGATGATGTAAAAACAGCTCCGTCTATCGTCCCTCATGCGGAAGATGACGGAGCTCTTGCTATTGCTCCAGGTGGAGCTTATGGTACTTATGTTGATATGGATGGTTCTGTTCGAGGAGAAGCTCAGCTTATAGCCCGATATAGAGAAATGGCTTCTCATCCAGAAGTCGATAATGCTATTGATGATATTGTTAATGAAGCAATAGTTCAAGAAGCAAATGAACGACCAGTTACAATAAATTTAGATGATACTTTATTTAGCGATGATATTAGAGATATTATTAGAGCAGAATTTGATGTCATATTAAGCATTCTTAGATTTAATACTTTTGGATATGACACATTTAGAAGATGGTATATTGATGGACGACTATATTTCTTTGTTGTAATAGATCCAGAAAACCCACTAGCAGGAATTAAAGATCTTAGATATGTAGATCCACGAAAAATGAGAAAAATTCGTGAATCGAAAAAGAATAAAGTATCTAGTGAAATACCTGTTCAGGTTATAACATATGAAAAAGAATATTTCATTTATAATGAAAAGGGATTTGGTAAAGCGCAGGGAACTGTAACAAGCACAGCCGGCAGCGGAGTTGAAGGACTTAAAGTAGCCAAAGACTCTGTTGTTTATGTTACATCTGGTGTGTTAGATAAGAATCATACAACTATTGTTTCTCATCTGCACAAAGCAATTAAACCACTTAACCAGTTAAGAGCTCTTGAAGACGCTGTTGTGATTTATCGTATATCACGCGCACCAGAAAGAAGAATTTTTTATATTGATGTTGGCAACCTTCCAAAGATGAAGGCTGAGCAATATCTATCTGATATTATGCTTAAATTTAAAAATAAGCTCGTGTACGACGCAAGTACAGGAGAAGTTCGTGATGATCGCAAGTTCATGTGTTATGCATTAGATACTAAGATTCCTCTCTTAGATGGTAGAACGCTTGAAATTCAAGAACTTATAAAAGAATATAATTCGGGAAAACAAAATTGGGTATACTCTTGCGATCCTATCACTGGAGAATTTGTTCCTGGCCCATTAACCTGGGCTGGTATTACAAAACGAGATAGTGAAGTAGTTAAAGTGACATTTGATAATGGAAAAAGCGTTACTTGTACTCCAGATCATAAATTTCCAGTTTGGAATAAAGGATTTATTGAAGCCAAAGATTTAGCTATTGGTGAGTCTTTAATTCCTGGTTATCGCCGAGAAAAAGAAATAACTAAAGGTGGAGTTAAATACGAACAAATATTTAAAAATGATACTAAAACTTGGGAATTTACTCATAGAGAAGTAGCTAAGTGGAATGCTGAACACTGCATCGACAAAAGTTTAAATCATAATATTAAATATGTAAATCATAATAAATCTATTGTTCATCATGAAAACTTTAATAGATATGATAATTCTCCATATAATTTAGTTATGATGAATCATAAAGATCATCTTGAATATCATAGAGACATACAATCTATACTTTATACTGATGAAATATTAAAAGCAGTAGATGATTGTGCTCAAAATCTTATGAATGTAAAAGACACTATTACAACTGTTAATGATAATGTAAATTTATTAGAATGGATTAATAAAAACATCAATAGACATCCAAAAAACCGCGATGTCGAGAATTTAATTTTTACAAGAAAAGATCTTATAAGAATTTGTATTTTGCAAGGATTTAATGGCTGGAAAGATTATCGCAATGACTATGATAATAGAGAAAAAGAAAACAATGGAAGAGTCAGAAGAAGCGAAACATACAAATTTTCTGCAGAGTGGAAAGAAAAACTAAGTGTTGCTGCAAAACAGAGAAAACCACACTGTAAGACATGGAAAATAAAAAGTCCAGATGGTAATATAGAAATAATTGAAAATCTTAATAAGTATTGCCGTGAAAATTCTCTAAATAGAAACAACATAAAGAGAGATTATGGTTCGCGTGGCTATCATGCAGAACATCTTCATAACCATAAAGTAGTTTCTGTTGAATTTTTAGATGAAACAATGGAAGTTGCCGCTTTAACAATTGATAATAATGAAACATATCATAGTCATCATACTTATCTACTAGATGCTGGTGTATATACGAAAAACACTATGTTAGAAGACTTTTGGTTACCGCGAAGAGAGGGTGGAAGGGGCACAGAAATATCGACCCTTCCAGCAGGACAAAACCTTGGAGAGATGGAAGATGTTAAATACTTCCTTAAGAAACTCTACAAGTCACTTAATGTTCCAGAAGGCCGAATGGAATCTGAGCAATCATTTTCTATTGGTCGTGGAACTGAGATATCAAGAGATGAGATTAAATTTGCTAAGTTTATTAATAGACTAAGAGCAAGATTTTCTGATTTGTTTATATATGCTCTTGAAAAACAGTTGATTCTTAAAAATCATATTACTGTTGAAGAATGGGAAGCCAATTTTCATAATATTCGTATTGATTTTAAACAAGACAATTATTATTCTGAATTAAAAGAAGCTGATATTATGTCTCAAAGACTTTCTACTCTTGAAGGATTACAGCCATGGATGGGTAAAGATGGATTCTTTAGCAGAGCATGGATTCAACAGAATGTATTAAAAATGACTTCTGATGAAATTCAAGCGATGGCTGCAGAACTAGAAGCAGATCAACAGCAAGAAATCGAATCTTATGTTGAAAAGCAAATTCTATACGGGCAGGCAAATCAGAAATTAATTCAAATGGGAGTTATGCCTCCTCCAGAAGATCCAAATGCTGAATCTAAATAAAAGTATAAATATTAAATAAAAGGAAAGTAAAAAATGGAAAAAGAACTAAAAGAACATACTTATAGATTTGAATTAGACCATGGAGACAGCGAACATCAATTTGCGCAAGATGCAAAGAAAAGTGGCCTTAAAGCTACTATTATGAAAACAGCAGGAATTCATCGAGGAACTGGCTTTAATGCTGGGCATCAAAGACATGCTGTAGTTCATCTTTCTCATAAAGATAAAAATAAAGTTGGCAAATTTTTTGCTGATCGCGATCCTGGAAGCAGAAAAGCATATTCTTCTGATAAAGAACATATTAATGATGTTGTTGATACACTTGATTATATGCACTCGGTTACACACAGAAAAGCGATGAAAGAAGATATTGAAGTAAATGAAAATCATCCTGGGCAAGTTGAAGCACCGACTACACCAACTATTGATGCTCCTGTAGGGTTGCCTCCTTTAGCAGATTACAAAGAAGCTATTTCTGCTATGGTAAGTGGCGATCTTAATAAATTCACTGATATTGTTAATGATGCAATGAAGCAAAAAGCACAGATTGCTGTTAATGATGTAGAAATGAAAACGCGAAATGACTTGTTTAATAGTCCAGAAGAATCTGAATCTGAATCAGAAGTAGAAACAAACACAGAAGAAGAGAACGAAGATGCCTAAACATTTAAGAGTTATTGCTCCAAAAAGAAAACATAATGAGTATGAAGGAAATACTCCTGATGAAAAGAAAATGGTAGATAAATTTAAAGCTGGAACTAAGATTCACGATGATCCAGCTAAGAATGGGCCAGATGTATTTTCAGGATCTAAGCAAGCTAAGTCTCATAAACCAGTAGATCCAGGCGATGATGAAGATCGCTATGCAGAATATAATGGCGAAGTCGCTAATGTCGGTGATACACCAGAAAAAACATTAAGTCAGAAAATGAGACAAAAAGACTACTAAATGCTAAGTTTCGAGTCATACATTCAGCTCTTAAATGAAGCAGAACCGATTCCGGCTGAACCAGCTCAGCCGGTCGCCCGGCGTAGAAAATATGCTCGTAGATTTAGTGCTGATAAAACGTCATATCTAGATTTTAAAAAAGATGGAACTCCATATTGGAGAAAGAAATCTGCTCAAAATATAGTGTTCTTTGGTAAGCAACAGGACCACGATGCTCATGACAAATAAAATACATAATAAAGGGAATCCTTCAGCTGGAAGAAAGCCTATAGAGCATGCTAAAATTAAAGATAAACATAAGCACGCTTGGAATCAAATGACTGCTTCTGGCAAAGGATTCATACCATCTAAATTTAAAGACCAAATTAAAGGATTGAATGATGGTGGAACTATTAAATTTAATGATGGTTTAAGAGCTAAAAGAGTTGGTAAACAAGTGTTTTTGAATAAACCAGGAAGTGGAACCAAAAGAGTTATATCTTGGATTAAATTTGATGAAGAAAAATCAATAAATTATAAATATAAAATAAAAGAAAATTCATTAAAGGACTCTGGTATGAGCAAAGAAGAAACAAATGAAGGATATAAAGTAGGCGATTTAGTTAACGTTACTAATCCAAATGCTACTCCAAAGCATAGAATTATCAGTAAAACAAAAACACATTATAATGTAGCACACATTAATGACCCGGATAATGTGAAAGCACTACCAAAAGAGAGAATAGCCAGAGTAAATAAAATTAGATTTGATAAAGCAAGAGCAAATAAACTCGCTATTGAAGAAACAGATCTCACAATAGTAGAACTTAATCTTTCTGATACTGTTCCTAGTAAAAATGTTAAAGACGAGTCTAAAAAAAGATCTAGAGAAGATCGTTCAGTGACTACAAACACAAAAGCTGATAAAGAACCATCAAATCTTAAGAGAATGCAAGATAGATATAAGTCTGAAAAAGCAAAAACTACTGTAAGTGAAACGTTTACAGTTAAACACAAAAAGACGAACACAGTATTAAGCTCACATGATAGTTATTCAGCAGCTAAAGATGCTCATAAAAAACTCGAAGACAGAAGCAAATATGGAATTTATCAGATGAAAAACACTTCTGATAGTCCACTAAAAAATAGAACATCACCAAATGCTGGATGGAAAGCCAATGAAGAATATATATCAGAAGCTCTTAGACTTGTAAAAACATATGAGCATAATGGCAGAAAAGCTAAAATTTATAAAGATAATGAGTGGGGAGAGCACAGAGTTAAATTTTATACTCACGGAAAACACCATAAGGATGCTGATCATCATACAGATGATTCAGATGATGCTCATGGAACAGCAAAACATTGGTTAAATAAAATGACTAATGAGTCTAAAAAGCCACTGAGAAGCATTATAAGTAAGGATTGATAATATGGCAGTATTAAGTAATAAAGTAACATTAAGAAGTAATGAAGGATCAGCAGTAATTCATTATACGGCGAACGCAACAGTTGTTATTGCTGGAAATAATGGAGTCAGCGGTATTTCGTCTGCTGGTGAAGTAGTAGAAAGCGCAAAGATTTCACAAATTTGGTTTGGTGTTGGAGTTGCAAATTCGTTTTGGACTGTTACTTCTGGAAATACTGTTCATGCTGTAGTTTCTCAAACTGGTCATTTAAATTTTGCGGCTGGAGGAACACTGCTTACATTAGAGCCAAATGAATCATTGGTATTAGCTCTTAATAATGCTGCAGATGATCAAGGTTTTATTATGATTGAACTTAAAAAGAAATCTGTAGCAGAATAATCAGGAGAAAATAATGAAACTTATCACAGAAGTTACTGAAGATATTCAAGTAATTAAAGAAACCATAGAAGAAGGCGGCAAAAAGAGCTACTTTATCGAAGGTATTTTTCTTCAGGGCGATATTAAAAATCGTAATGGAAGAAAATATCCAATGGATATTCTTGAAAAAGAAGTAAATAGATATACTGAAAATTATATTAAAAAGAGTAGAGCTTTTGGTGAACTTGGTCATCCAAGTGGCCCAACCATTAATCTTGAGCGTGTATCTCATATGATTAAAGATATTCGTAGAGATGGATCTAATTTTGTTGGTAAAGCAAAAATTATGGAAACTCCATATGGTGATATAGTTAAAAATCTTCTTTCTGAAGGAGCCAGAATTGGAGTGTCTTCAAGAGGAATGGGAACACTTAAAGAAAATAATGGAATCATGGAAGTACAAAATGATTTCTATTTAGCAACTGCGGCCGATATCGTCGCAGATCCATCAGCACCAGATGCTTTCGTAAATGGAATCATGGAAGGTGTTGAGTGGGCTTGGGATAATGGTATCTTAAGATCACATATAGAAACTACTGTTGTTGAACAAGCAGCAGAAGAAGCAAAAAAAGAGATTGAAGGATCTGTATTTAAACGCAAGTTAACAGATGTCAAAAAACTTCAGATATTTGAACAGTATCTTAAATCAATTATATAAAATCGCTTTTTTATAAATATAATAAACAGAAACAGGAGTTATTAAAAATGGCTAAAAATAAGATTGAAAAGGCTGTTGATCAAGTTGATGAAGATAACATTGAACTTGATGAAGAAGGTACAGCTGCTTTAGCTACACTTCAGCCGGATTCAATGCCAGCTGATCGTCCAGCTAATCTTAAAACATCTGGCATGGCAATAGTAATGAATGCTATGGCCGGAATGGATAAAGAAACAATTAACAAGTTTGTTGCTTCTCTTGAGAAGTATCAGCCAGATTCTATTCCAGATGGAGCAGCTGAACAGAACAAAGCTACTATTAATGCAAAGGGTTCTCCAATTCTTTCTTCAGAAGATATGGATGAAATCTTTTCTGGTGAAGATCTTTCAGAAGACTTTAGAACAAAGGCTGGAACTCTTTTCGAAGCAGCTGTTAGCTTAAAAGTTTCTCAGGAAACTGCTAGACTAGAAGAAGAACTTGAAGAAAAGCTTGAAGAAGAAGTAGGAAATATTACTGCTGATTTAGAAGAAGCAATGGACAAGTATCTCTCTTATGCTGTATCAGAATGGACAAACGATAATGAAGTAGCTATTGAATCTACTTTACGTAACGAAATTACAGAAAGCTTTATGAATGAACTTAAAGGTCTTTTTGAATCTCATTATATTAATGTTCCAGAAACAGAAATTGATGCTCTTGATGCTCTTGCTGAAAGAGTTAAAGAACTTGAAGAAAGTATTTCTGAACAGATTTCAGAAAATGTAGATCTTCGTCAAGAAAATGATGCTCTTAAGATCTCTACAACTTTTGAAGAAGTAAGCGAAGGTCTTACAAGTACTCAAAAGGAAAAGCTAATGGGTCTATCTGAAAACCTTTCATTCGAAAGCTTTGATGACTTTGAAGCAAAACTTAAGACAATCAAAGAAAATTATTTCTCTGAATCTAAGAAGGATTCAAAAGACCTTGCTGAGTCAATGTCACATCCCTTCGAAGAAGCAGAAGAACTTGTAGAGGACACTGCTGTTAAGACTGGTGATCTTCCTCAGGGACAAATGGCTAATTATGTCGATGCCATTTCAAGAACTCTTGGAAATTAAAATTATATAAATAGATAAAACACACTAAGGAGAAAAAAATGAACGGTCCGTCTTATGACATCCTAAAAGAAAAGTGGAAGCCTGTCCTTAACCACAACAAACTTCCAGAAATCGATGATGCTCATCGCCGATCAGTAACAGCAGTTATTCTTGAAAACACTGAAAAAGAAGTAAGAAATGCTGCAGCAGTTGCTGGAATGACTATGTCAGGTAGTTATGGCATGCGCTCAAATATGCTAAACGAAGATTCACCAACAAATGCTATGGGTGCATCGTCATCTACAGCTGCTGCTGGTTCAATTGACATTTACGATCCAGTACTTATTTCATTAGTGCGTCGTGCAATGCCAAATCTTATTGCCTATGATATCTGTGGCGTACAGCCAATGACCGGTCCAGCTGGACTTATCTTTGCAATGAGAGCTCGTTATTCTAACCAGGCTGGTGACGAAGCATTCTTCAACGAAGTTGATACTGCTCATGGTACTATTTCTGCCGGTGCTAATACACTTGGCGACAAGCATGTTGGTACATATCCTGGTAACACTACAACAGGAACTGCAAACCTTGCTGAAGATGGCATCTATAACTTTGCCGATGGTATGTCAACTTCAACCCAAGAAGCACTTGGTTCTAACTCATCTCTGGTATTCCCAGAAATGGCATTTAGTATCGAAAAGGTTACAGTAGAAGCTAAGGGCCGTGCTCTTAAAGCTGAATACTCATTAGAACTTGCTCAGGATCTTAAGGCTATCCATGGTCTTGATGCTGAAGGCGAACTTTCTAATATCCTTTCCGCTGAACTTCTTGCAGAAATTAACCGTGAAGTTGTACGTACAATTAACGTAACAGCTACACGCGGAGCTTCTGAAGGAACTACAACTGCAGGTCGTTTCGATCTAGACACCGACTCTAACGGTCGTTGGTCAGTTGAAAAATTCAAGGGTCTTATGATGCACATCGAAAGAGAAGCTAATAAGATTGCTAAAGCAACAAGACGTGGTAAGGGTAATATGCTTATCTGTTCTTCAGACGTTGCTTCTGCTCTTCAGATGGCTGGTATTCTTGATTATACTCCAGCACTTAACTCTAACAACTTAATGGTTGATGATACTGGCGCAACATTCGCTGGTATTCTAAATGGCCGTTATCGTGTTTATGTTGATCCATATGCTGCAGGTAACTATATGACAGTTGGTTATAAGGGTGCTAATGCATTCGACGCCGGGTTGTTCTATTGCCCATACGTTCCATTACAGATGGTTCGTGCAGTTGATCCAAATACATTCCAGCCTAAAATTGGTTTCAAGACTCGATACGGAATGGTATCAAATCCATTCAGTAAAGTGGTTGAATCTCCAGCTGGTTACTTCACACCATCAGCAGGTGCTGGTGCTCTTGAAAAAGATGCCAATGCTTACTACCGTCGTGTTATGGTTGATAACATAATGTAGGTCTAAATAAATACACTTTACTAAATCTTATATAAATACTCCTAGTGGAAACATTAGGAGTATTTTTTGTGATTAATAAAGTCTTTATTATTTACATTTAATCAAAAGTATATTATAATTATATTATGTCAAAAAAAATAAAAATCCCAGCTAAAAAAGAATTATTAGAGATTTATACTAAATATGGCGAAAGTATATCTAGTTTAGCTAAACTATACAACACTTCTAATCCTACTATTAGAAAATGGCTTAAGAACTATGATATTATTCTTAAGTCTCATAGAGACGTGTCAAGAGAAGTTAATAGATCTAAAAATAAAAAAACTCCAAATAAAGAAACGTTTGAAAAATTATATTTAGAAAATAGTATTAAAGATCTTGAAAAAATATTTAGCGTGTCTCAAGCAACCATTTATCAATGGATAAATGAACTAAATATTGAAACACAAACGTTGGGTGAAAGAGTATCTAGTGGTAAAACTATATCCTTTTTAAAAAAAATACCAGATCATAATACTATATTACATACATATTCTCAAGAAAAGAATATGGAGAAAACAGCTGAATTGTGCAACATGTCTGTTTCTTATTTGAAAAAACACTTTAAAGAAAATAATATAAAAACTATAAAAACCTGGTCTAGCAAAAAAGAAAAAGAAATATTTGAATATTTACTAACAAATGATAACTTCGGTAAATGGGAAGCATGTAATAGATCTTTAATATATCCATTTGAACTTGATATTGTTTCACACGAAAGAAAAATTGCTATAGAGTATTGTGGTTTATATTGGCACAGTGAAATATCTGGAAATAAACAGCCAAATTATCATTTAAATAAAAAACAAATGTGTGAAAAACTTGATTATCAACTTATTACTATATTTGATTCAGATGATATATTAAAAGTATATTCGTTCTTAGATCATATTATTGGTAAAAATAAACCCATCTATGCAAGAAATACTAGGTTTGATATTGTAGAAAATGAACAATCTAAATCTTTTAATGAAAAATATCATATGCATGGAAATCATACAGGAAAAATAAAAGTTGGGTTATTTCTTGATAACGAATTAGTTTTAAATGCTTCTTTTTCAAAATCTAGATATAATAAAACATATGATTCAGAATGTATTAGAATGACTTCTCATAAAAATTTTAGAATCATCGGTGGCGTATCTAAAATCTTTAAAAATGTTATTAAAGAATATGATATGAAAAATATAATCACTTATGTAGATTTAAGATACGGCACTGGAAAGTCATATAGTAAAAGTGGCATGTCTTTTAGCCACTCTAGTCCTCCAAATTATTGGTATTTTAAATCATCTATTGGAATATTACATTCAAGAATACAGTTCCAGAAACATAAACTTAAAGATAAATTAGAATCATTTGATGAAAATCTAACAGAGTGGGAAAACATGAAAGCAAATGGATGGGATAGAATATGGGATTGTGGTAACGGAGCTTATATAAATAATAATAACAAGGATAATATTGTATAAATAATGATAAGAACAAGATCTCGTTAAGAGACTTAACTGGGAGGCTTTCGAGCCTCCCTTTTTTATACTTATAAATAGTAATAAATGAATTTGTATAAAGGCTCAAATAATGGATTTTGTTAAGAACTCTCCAGTAAATAAAAATCAATTATCTCCACTAGGACATAAGTTTGCTATAACAAGACTTCCAAATACAGTATATTGGTGCCAGTCTATCAATGTTCCTAATTTAACCCTTGGTGAAATAAAGACCGGAAACCCATTTACAGAACTTAATTATGCTGGCGATCACCTGAAGTTTTCTCCATTAAATGTTACGTTCAAAATAGATGAAGATATGAAGAACTATTTAGAAATATATAATTGGATGATTGGTCTTGGTTTTCCAGAAAAATTTAATCAATTTGCAGATCTAGTTACAGATGATTTAGATGGTGGACCATATGGTATAAGATCTGATGCTTCTTTATTAGTCACAAGCAGTAATATGAACGCAAATTTAGAAGTAGTATATAGAGATATATTTCCTATTGCATTAACCGATTTTGTATTTGATACTAGACTTACAACAGTAGAGTATTTAACAGCTACTGTTACATTTTCTATTAGAGATTTTACACTACAAGCAATATAAATGTTTACATTTTAAGCTTAATATGTTATAATATTACTTTAGTACACAATGGAGTTATGAATGACTACTGAAGAAATATTTGAATTATGGAATATAGATTGTAAAATAGACTCTTTAGATCTTGGAAGAGCTTCTCTAGACATTCCGATTATACATAATAAATACTTACAGATCTATAATAAAGAAAAACGAATACTTAATGATTTTCAGAAAAAGTATAAAAAGCTTTTTCATCTGAAAACAGAATATTATATGGGTAATTTAAATGGAACAGAAGAGTTACAGAAGCTTGGTTGGAAGCCGTTTAAATATACTATTCTAAAATCCGACATATCAAGGCACATTGAATCAGATTCTGATGTACAGAAACTACTTTTGATGATGGAAGATCAAAAACTTAAAGTAGAAAATCTGCAGGCCATTATAAAAGAGCTTAATGTTAGAAACTTTATTATAAAAAATGCAATAGACTGGAGAAAGTTTACAGAAGGAGCTCTATAATGAAACCTGTTCATAGAAAAATACATCAAAGACTTCCATTTACTGAATTAATGAAAACATTTAAAGATGCTGTTATACAATTCACTACGCTTTATACTTCAGGAGAATATATAAAAAATAAGATTCCAGCTAATATTTGGGATTTTGGAGATGTTGTGTCTATACAAATAGAAAGTGAATTTGATGAAAAGAGTTAATGATGCATTGATGGAGTGTATGGTTACAGAATTTATACCATCTAGACCAGAACTCACTAGAATATTTGGATATGAGTGTTCTAGGTTTAATTTGCCTGGAAGACCAGTGACTAATATAGGAAGAGCTATTAAAATGGAGATGACTTGGAATACATAACATTACATAAAAAAAATGAAGCACATATAAAGGTTGAATGCGATTCTGGTGTAGCCCAAGAATTAAGTGAATTTTTTAAATTTAGAGTACCTGGCTATAAGTTTATGCAAGCTTATAAAAATCGTATGTGGGATGGTTATATAAGACTTTTCAATACAAATACTCATGAGATTTATGCTGGCCTGGCTGATTATATAGATAAATTTGCTAAAGACAGAGAATATCTATTAGAGTATTCATATGACTTTGGCGACGAAGAATTTTCTTTAAAAGAAGCCAGAGACTTTGTTCTCCAAAACAAAGATATGATAAAAATGGCTCCTAGAGATTATCAAATGGACGCTTTTGCTCATGCTATTAGAAAATCTAGAAGTCTATTATTATCTCCTACGGCATCTGGTAAATCATTTATAATATATCTTATTATGCTATATTATAATTTACCTACTCTTATTGTAGTTCCAACAACTACTCTTGTTCATCAAATGGCTGCTGATTTTGTTGAATATGGATATGACGAAAAAGATATTCATAAAATATATTCTGGTCAAGATAAAGACACTGATGCTAAAGTAGTAATTACAACGTGGCAATCTATTTATAAACTTAAACCTTCTTGGTTTAAGAAATATGATGTTGTTTTTGGCGATGAAGCTCATTTATTTAAAGCAAAATCTCTTATAGATATTTTAACAAAAATGGTTGATACAAAGTATAGATTTGGATTTACTGGTACTTTAGATGGAAGCCATACACACAAACTTGTTTTAGAAGGTTTGTTTGGAACAGTTAATAGAGTAACAACAACAAAAGAACTTATTGATAATAAACAACTATCAGCGTTTGATATAAAGTGTATTATATTACAGTATCCAGATGAGATACGTAAGGCAATGAAGAAAAGCACTTACCAAGATGAAATAGATTATATTGTAAGAAACGAAAAAAGAAATAAATTTATAAAGAACTTAACTCTATCATTGAATGGAAACACTCTTTTATTGTTTCAATTTGTAGAAAAACATGGCAAAATTCTTTATGAATCAATGGAGAAAGAAAGAAAAAACGTATATTTTATTCACGGTGGAATCGATGGTAATATTAGAAATGAAATAAGACAAATAGTAGAAGGGCAAACAGATGCTATTATTATTGCTTCGTACGGTGTTTTCTCTACAGGAATAAATATTAAGAACCTGCATAATATTATATTTGCTAGTCCAAGTAAATCGAGAATTAGAAATCTTCAATCTATTGGTCGTGGACTTAGACGAAGCGAAACAAAAGAATCTGCTACTTTATTTGATATAGCTGATGATTTAGTATGGAAGAGCAAAAAGAATCATACTATATTACATCTTGTAGAAAGAATAAAAATATACAACGAAGAAAAATTCAATTATAAAATTTATAATGTTAAATTGAGGTAAATAAATGAAACTTTCCAAAGGCGATCTTTGTATAATAAAAACAACAGACCAAGAAGTAATAATTGGAAGCTATACTGAAGAAGGATCAGATTTTGTAACTATAGAACAGCCATATTCAATATTATTTCAAGAACCATTAGACGACGGCCATCCGCCAAGAATATATTTATCTAAATACAACATGTTTGGTAATAATAGATTTACAACTCTATCAAAATATAGTATAATAACACTATATGAAAGTAGTGAAACTATTAATACTTTATATGCTCATTATTTAAAACTAAAGTTAAAAGAAAGTGAGCAAATAAAATTTATCAATTTATCTGATGATGATGAATATGATTCAATGAATATGTTAAATAATAATAACAGTAACACAACAATTCATTAGGAATACAATGGCACACTACGTAAATAATAAAAAAATGTATGAAGCATTATGTGAATATAAAAAGAAAGTCGCAGAAGCAGAAGAACAGGGAAAAGAAAAGCCTAGAATACCAAACTATCTTGGTGAATGCTTTTTAATGATAGCAAATAGATTAGGAACTAAACCAAATTTTTCTGGTTATACTTATAAAGAAGAGATGATATCTGATGGAATAGAAAATTGTATAATAGTTATAGATAATTTTAATAGTGACAAATATAGTAATCCATTCGCATATTTTACTCAAATTATATGGTATGCTTTTCTTAGACGAATAGAAAAAGAGAAAAAACAAACTTATATAAGATATAAATCATTCCAAGAACTAAATGCTATGGGTGATCTTGTGAACTCACAGGATAGCGAAGTTGAAGTAACATATACAATCAATATTAATGATGAATACATGAATAATCTTATAGAAACTTTTGAAAAAACTAAATCAAAGAAAAAGGCGGCAAAGAAAAAAGGATTAGAAAACTTTATAGAAGAAGAAAAAGATGATGATGCAGAAAAAAAATGAACATTTGGTGCCAGATATGATAAAAGATATGTGCCAAAAATTTGAAAAAATAGATAAAAGAAGTGGCGAGTTTTCTGCTGTAGCAGAAAGACTTACGACTATTCGTGATTATATCGATTTATATTTGAAAGTTAGAAATTTTAAATGAATGAAAAAGTAGCTATAATTACAGACACACACTGGGGTATTCGAAACGATAATTTATCTTTTTTAGAACATAACAAAAAATTCTTAGATGAAGTTTTTTTCCCAGAAATAGAAAAACAAAAAATACAACATATTATACATTTAGGTGATTTAACAGATCGCCAAAAATATATAAACTGGAATACTGCGCACCATTTAAAAGAAGATTTTGTGCAGCCGATAATCGATAAAAATTTAAAATTGACTATAACAATAGGCAACCATGATACATATTGGAAAAATTCTAATTATGTAAACTCTATTAATAATTTATATGGTTTTGTTGATGCTATTGATATAATAGAAAAACCAATCGAAAAAGATTTCTTTGGAACAAAAGTTTTGTTAATGCCATGGATTTGTAAAAAAACAGAAGAAGCTAGTTTTGATTTAATAAAGAACACAGATTCACAGATATTAATGGGCCATTTAGAAATATCTGGTTTTGAAATGTATAAAGGAGTTCATCATCAAGATGGATTAGATCCACACATTTTAGATAAATTTGATACGGTTTTTTCTGGACATTTTCATCACAAATCATCTAGTAAAAATATCCATTATCTTGGCTCTCACGCTCAATTTACTTGGTCTGATTATGGCGATGAACGCGGTTTTCATATATTTGATTTTAAAAATAGAGAATTGACTTTTGTAAAGAATCCATATGAGACTTTTAAGAAATATGTTTATGATGACTCGATTATGGATACGTCAGATGTTGTAAATTTTAAAACAGAAGAATTTAATGATTGTTATGTCAAAGTAATAGTTAGAAATAAAAATAATTCATTTTTATATGATTCAATTATTGATAAGTTAGAAAATAGTGGAGCTATAGATATTAAATCTGTCGATGATAATTTACATATCGATACTATAGAAGCAGATGATATTATTAATGAAGCAGAAGATACTATTACAATAATTAAAAATGAAATTTATAAAACAAAATCTGGCGATTTAAAAAGCATTGAAAAAAATATGATTAGTTTATATGAAGAGGCCCTTACACTAGAATGATTGAATTCAAATATGTAAAATGGAAAAATTTTCTAAGCACAGGAAACGATTGGACTAGACTTGAATTAAACCAACACAACATGACATTAGTTATTGGAGAAAACGGAGCTGGTAAATCTACAATGCTCGATGCAATAACATTTGTGTTGTATGGTAAACCATTTAGAAAAGTAAACAAGGGTCAACTGATCAATTCTATAAACAATAAAGAATGCTTAGTAGAGATTGAATTTAGCATAGGAACAAATGATTATCGTGTTAAAAGAGGCTTAAAAAAGAATATATTTGAAATATATAAAAACAATGAACTTATTGAGCAAGATACTAAAGTATTAGATTATCAAACTCAATTTGAAAAAACTGTTTTAAAGCTTAATTTTAAATCGTTTTGTCAAGTTGTTATTCTTGGATCAGCATCATTTATTCCTTTTATGGAACTAAAGCTAAGTGATAGAAGAGAAATAATAGAGGATATTTTAGATTTACAAATATTTACTATTATGAATTCTTTGCTTAAGAAAAAAATGGAAGTTAATAATAAAGAAATTGTTGATGTAGATTATAACATTAAATTAATAGAAGAAAAGATAATATTAAAAGAAAAACATTTAGAAGAAATGAATACAAATCATCAGGAAATAATTGATGATTATAAAAGAAGAATTAAAAAAAACGAAAATATGATTTTTGACAATGATTTAGTTATTGATGAAATAAGTGAAAAAATATCAAATCTTCAAAATAAAACAAAAGATGTTAATAAAATAAAGAAGCAATTAGAAGAGTTTAGACAAATAAAAACAAAGATTGTTACAAAAAGATCAAATATTGAAAAAGAAATATCTTTTTTTAATAATAATGATGTATGTCCAACATGTAGTAGAGATATAGATAAAGAATTTAAAGATAATAGAATATCTGTTAAAAATATTTCTATTAAAGAACTATCAGATGGTTTAAATAAACTAGAAAACAAATTAGAAGACATATCAAAAAGAAACGAAGAAATAACTAATATTAATAATGAAATAACTTCTTTGAACACAGATAGTATTATAAAAACGAAATATAATAAAGAAATTAATAGAAACATACAAGATTTGAACAAATCTCTTGAGTCTATAATTAATAAATATAGTACAACTGAAGGATCTAAAGAAGAAATTTCGTCTCTTGAGAATGAATTGAATAAGTCATCAAAACTCAAAAAGAATTTACACATCAATAAAGATATTTATAGCGTGTGTTCTATTATGTTAAAAGACAATGGTATCAAATCAAAAATAATAAGTCAATACGTTCCGGTTATAAATAAACTTATTAACAAGTATTTAGCAGAATTAGAATTTATGGTTCAGTTTGAACTAGATGAAACATTTAATGAAACCATTAAATCTAGATTTAGAGATGAGTTTAGTTATGCATCCTTTTCAGAAGGAGAAAAAATGAGAATCAATTTAGCTATACTATTTACATGGAGAGCTATAACAAAAATAAGGAATTCTGCTTCTACAAATCTTTTAATATTAGATGAAATTTTTGATGGCTCATTAGATGCTGCTGGAACTGAAGATTTTATGAAAATATTAAATAATTTAGTTAAAGGAGTAAACGC